TTGTAAGTTTTTGTTTTCATGGCCGGACCTCCTTTGGATAGTCTGCTAAGGTAACAACGTTATTTGGATTTAATTTCCGAATGGTTGATAAGACCGTCTCCCATGGAGTAGAATCACTGAATGGTGCCGGCAATGTATCGGTCCCGAATAGTTCCATGACTTTGGGGTCGTCTGTTTTGACCAACCATACCCCACTTGATTTGAATAATTCCATTTGAATCTTCATGACGTAGTCTCCTTAAACGTAATAAGGTAAATATCGCAGACAATCTTCGTCACTTCAAAACCAAAGGCTTGTACTTCTCGGGCTTGCGCTTCCGTCAATTGTACGACTCTTACGGGTAGTTTATTTTTCATGTTCTAAGCCTATCACAGGTTTGGACCCTTGTCAAGACCTTATTTGCGAATCACGAATATTTATTCGCGAATTGCGTACATCGAAAACCCTTCATAATGAATTGGTACTAGCATACCTTAAAATTAGTATGGAAAAGTGTATCCTATCGTGTTGTAAAGTGACCCTATATATAGAGGCCCCTTTTCAAGGTGGCGTCCTTTGCGACTTACATCATTAATCGATTTGGATGAAAACTAAAAACGAGATTGTACCGGCTGAGAGGGGATTGATAGTCTTTTACCCATTGTGACTACTCCGACAAATTGCAAACGTGGCTCACCCCGCGGAAAGAATAGGCCGATAGCAACGATCCGATAGGGATTCAATACCTTTCGACCAAGCACTCAATACCCTATTGCAAAGGAAAGACAATGGGGAAACCTATGTCTAAATAGATGTTATGACATTTGTCCCGACACTTATCGTGCCAATTTGTCGGGATAGAAGTATTTAATTTTTATGCTGCAAGCATCCAGGTTATGCATAGGAATGCAAGTAAACCTATTAACAGATCTTCCATGATTTTACTCCTTTAAACGCTTGTAAAGTGCTATTATCGATTCAGTATCACGTTGACAGTATTCTGTCATGTATAAGAATGTTTCAGTTTTATTTTGACTCACAATGATGAGCCTATCAGATTTTCGAGGTTTCGCTCCATAGAATAATGCCAAGCATCGTCTACAGTCGAATCCCGGTCTTTCACAGTTATTTTTATGTCGGGCTTTCTTTTTCATGCTCTAAGCCTACCAGGAATTGATCGGTTTGTCAAGGGTTTAAATAGATGTTTTGTATTTGTTTAATAGAGGAAATTAGCTTGTCTTTAGGTCATCAGTCGATTTCATTCAAATTTTGATTAGATAAGTGCGTTTAAATGAGTTATTAGAGCATTGTAATTGAGGAAAGAAGCATTGTAGTGCGTCTATTCAAAAAGCACACTGAAACAAGAAAAAATTAATTCTATTCTAGGAGACTAAATTATGTCAACCGATCAAAAACCCCAAGATCAACCTTCACCAATTGGTCAACCCAATTCAAAAGCGGTTCAAACCAATATCGAAACCCGAGTCAAAGAGCTCGTCAATGTTAACAGGATCGTCGCTAACGCAATTGCCGTGATTTCCGATGCAACCATTAAGGGCGGTCATTCCAACGCGGTGGCGGAAGTTCTCGGTTGGTTGACAGGCTTTGGGCAGTCCTTGACAACTCAAACTAAAACCCTTGAAGCGACGCTACCGAAGAAGGCTGAAGAGAAACCTACTGCCCCCGAGCCCACCCCACTTGTTGCAGCTGGGAAAGGCGAGGTGCCAGTGAAGCAAGAGGAAAAGAATACTGTTGAGCCTGTAGCGAAAGCATCAGCTCCAGTTGAACGTAAGGGCGGAAAAGATTCTACTTACTTCAAACGGGAATATTTAGCTCAATTTATTGTCGAAGAAGAACTTCAAATCATTCCAGAATGGAAGCCTGAATATGTTCAAGATGTAAAAAAGAATGATTTGTTTCAGTTTTATACTATAGTTGAAAGCCTTGATATTGGTTATCGTGATTTCACAGCTTGGATCATGGGATACTATGACTTCGCTAACGCACGACTTATTATCGAATATGAATATTCATTACGCGAGAATGAATTTACAACTGAGACATTAGCAAAGGGGATTAAGAAACACGAGGATGATTATAGGAAACTTAATGTAACGCGCATTCGTCGTATTTCCGACAATAATAACCTCAATCTCGTTGCAGATCTGTCCCGATTACATAAACTACCTTTTAGTCCGGTGCGTAAGAATGTAAAAGATGGAAAGCAGACGCATAATAAAGAATGGATGGTAAGCCAAACGAGAAAGTGTATAAACGACGGAAAACTTATCATCCATCCAAGATGCAAAATGCTTATAGCGTCCTTGGAGTTTGGCATTTGGAAAGCCGGTCATTCAGAGTTCGCAAAAAGCGAAAAGCTTGGGCATTATGATTTTGTCGACGCTTTGATTTACCTAATAGCTGGACTTATACCTGCTGTTCGAAATATAAATCCTATTCCACCGCTGTACAAAATAAATGTCTCAAGAACAATGTTTCCGAGTAATAAACTTCCGGTACAACGAGAAAATCCTCAGGACGCTGAGATTTTAAAATTATTTCCGATTATATTTAAAGGATAATTATGCCAGACAAAACAAGTCATGATACTTATTGGGCCGCTGAACCGGATTCACTAAAAGCTATTGGTTTTTTCTCGCAGAAGGTTACCGATTTTGATAAACATATTGATATGTCCGGTCGTTGGTTAACAGCTCGTGATCTTTATTATAATTATTATCTTGTTAATGAAACCAATTTTACTTATCCGACCTACGGTGCGGATGGATTTAAAAGATTAAACATAAACCATTTTCGTCATAAACTAAAAGCTTTGTTGTCGTTAGTGACGGCGCAACGAGTTGTTCCAGAACCCATAGCGACAAATACCGATTATAAATCGCAGTCACAAGTTAATTTTTGCAAGAACATTCTTAAATATATAAATGTTGAAAAGAAACTTGACGCACAGTTTCAAACAGCAACCGAATCTGCTCTAGTTTTAGGCGCAGCCTATATCGCTCGGGAATGGGATGCGAAACTAGGGGATGTCTACGCCAATGACCCAGAAACCGGCCTTCCTAAACGTAAGGGGGATATTGTAACCGGTGTCTATAATTGGTTGAATGTTATTTTTGATTTTGCAAGCGGTTCATACGAAGATTGTTCTTGGATTATTCTTCGCAAGTATGTTAATCGTTGGGATTTGATTGCAAAATTTCCAGCTCACGCTGATACAATTAAGGGCATGCAAATTTCTCCAGAAGTAAAACGGCATAGACTCGGGCATATTATCAATGAAATTAATGAGGATTTGATCCCCCTCTATACTTTCTATCATAAAAAAACGGCGGCACTCCCTAATGGTCGGACTACTTTATTCCTCGATAGCGATACTGTTTTGTTTGATGGTGATTTACCCTATAAGCGCGTACCTGTAGGTCGTATTGCGTCGGATGAGCAAATAGACAGCCCGTTCGCCTATTCAATTTCTATGGATCTCTTGCCGATACAAAAGGTTTATAATGCTCTTTGTTCGGCTGTGACGACAAATCAAGCTGCCTTTGGTGTACAAAACATACTTATACCGCGTGAAGCGTCGGTCGCCATAACACAATTAACAGAAGGATTAAACGCTATCTATTATGATCCTTCAGCTACTCAAGGTGCTAAGCCCGAAGCTTTAAATCTTTTGATGAACAAACGCGAGGTTTTCGAATGGATCGAATACCTAGAGCAAAAAATGGCGCAGATTTCCGGAGTAAATGAGACAATCCAAGGACAGCCCGAAGCTAACCTGAAAAGTGGAACCGCTTTAGCCTTTGTTGCGTCTCAGGCTTTAGTCTTTATTAGCCCCTTGTCTCGTTCCTACCATGCTTTAATTAGCGATACGTGGACGGGAATTCTTGATATTCTGAAAGAGTATGCTACGACACCCCGTATGATTCTTATTTCTGGACTGGCAAATAAAGGTGAAGCAAAAAATTTCACCAACAAAGATATCGCAACTATTGATCGAGTTATCGTTGAAGACGGTAATCCGTTGACACAGACTTTAGCTGGTCGTATTCAAATCGCACAAGATTTAGTTCAAGCAGGACTAGCAACGAAAGAAGAATATCTAAATGTTCTCACGACAGGCCAGCTTGAACCAGTTTATCAG